TGTATTACCTTCTTCAGATAGAGCATCTTTAGTATCAGAAGTGTTAGATTCAATATCAGCAGTATTAGTTTCAATAGCGGCAGTATCAGCTAAAATATTTGTATTTATGGTTTCAATAGCATTAGCCGTTGTCTCAATCTCAGTATTCTTAGCCAATATAGCATCGGCAGTTACTTCTATCTCAGTATTCTTAGTAAGAATAGCTTGTAATGTAGCTTCTGTAGCATCACCTGCTTCTAAATATGTAATAGTACATCCAGAATAATCTGCTGGATCAGGAGTAATGTTTCCTGGTTCATAATAAGATACACTAGTAAATGCTCCAGTAGTAGTATCAAATACTCTTACTTCTAATCTTAGTACCGTACCTGCGGGAGGAAGGGGTCCTGCGCAAGTAATAGATACTAAATCTGATTCATAATCTTTACCACCTGTTACAATTGCTGCTGCAATTTTATCCAAACCAAGTAGCATTCTATATTGCCAAGGCCAATTAGTACCTTTGCCACCATCTGTTTTTAAATTTCCTATTGACATTTTATTTTATTTTATTAATTTATAAATCTATATTTAGTTGCATCATACAGTGCTTTATGTTCTGTTGCATTTAAAGTCTTATTGTAGAATCCTACAGTATTCATCAAACCTTTAAATTGTCCAGATGGTGTTGGTTGCCCAGATACACTAAAATACCCTAAAGTAACAGATCCTGTTCCTCCAACTACATCCGAAACTGGAGCAGGTGTTGTAACAGAGTTTACTAAAGCTCCATCAAGATAAAAATCTACCTGTCCTGCTGAAAGATCAAAACTAAAACCAACTAAATGCCACTCATTATCTATATCAGAAAAAGTAGATGATTGTAATACAGGTTGTATAGTTCCTCCCGCACTTTTTATTAATCTTTGTTTATAAACTAATGAAGTACCCGCCTCATCAATACCAAATACACCATTATTACTTCTACCACCTATACTACCTAAAACAGCAAATACTTTAACATTAGGACTCCACGAGCTACCTGCATCAGGAGTGCCTGATTTATCTAACTTTACCCATGCAAATGCTGAATGATCTAGTAAAGCTGTATTACTTGGATCAGGTCTAAATGCTCTTCTAAGATCAGCACCTCCGTATAATCCTCTAGTCGTACCATTAAATCTAAAGTTAGTGCCACCAAATGTTGTAGTATCTATTATAGGGTTTGCTGGTGTTCCATCACTAGCAAGTCTTACAAATTTATTATTCCGAAAATAATTAAATTCAGATGCAGGATCTCTTTCTGTATAATTAGAAAGTGCTCCTTGTTCCCACTGTGGACCCCAAATGTAAACACCTGATGTTCCATTACCCGCATATACAGCTGCATTAGCAGATGTTAGCAGATAAATAAATGTAGAAGCCTGAATATTATTAAGAACTGTAGTTACATTTACTTGAAAAGTATACCATATTCTATACCATCCCCCTCCTGCATCTATACTACCATACTCAGTTGTTCCTGTAGCAGATATAATAGTATTTGTAGCAAAATCAAAAATTACAGTAACACTAGGAGATGCACTTGTATGCGATATTCTAATATTTCTATCACTTCCTGGGCCTTGTTTAACATAAAGAGAATATGTAATTGTATCTTTAATTGAAGAATCTTGAGGGGCAGGTGGTACTGTTTCAATTCTACATTGTAAATAATGGTTACCAGTTTCAGCTGTTTCAATAAAAGCTGTAGTACGAGTATTACCATCTGGATCAGCTACTAATGGTTCATTAGCTACGGTGGCTTTTTCTATACCGTCTGATGTACCAGCCCAACTTCTTGATTGAACTGCAGTACTTGTATTTGTGAAGTTAACAGTTCCAGGAAATTGATTTTTACCTTTAGCTCCTACACCTACTGCACATTCATTTCCAACATAAGATAAAGGACTAGAAGGATCTAGCCACATGATTAATTCATCTGTGTCTATATTTCTTCTAACTGGAATCATATTATGTTATTTGCATATTTTCTAATGAAGTTATGTAAACTTTAGTACCATCTGAAGTTCCTTTCATTAGTGTAGTTCCTGAAATAACAGGTTGTAAACCATTATTAGTGTACATGTTTGTACCAGTTTGAAGTGTAGCAACATGGCCACCACTGTTATCAATGATAAAGATATAATCTCCTATTGGAGATCCTGGTAATGTCATTTCTATAGTAGTATCTGTAGAAATGGTTATTAAAAATGTATTGCCTGTAGATAAGTCAATTGTGCTTGATGCCGTATTAAATGTCAAAGAAACTGCTGGAGACCATAAACTAGCTCCTGCAGGTCCTGTAAGACCTATTGGTCCTTGAGGTCCTTGCAAACCTTGTAATGCTAAAAAAGCCCAATTAGCTGTATCTGCCGAAGGGTCTGTAGCACTTGGTCCTACTGGATTAGTACATACATAACTAGATCCGTCAAAGAATGCTACATCATCTACTGCATATGTAGATGCTGCACTCCATGTACCTGTAAAGTTTAATCCTGCTGCACCTACTGGTCCTGGAGGGCCTATAGGTCCTGTTGCCCCTGTAGCACCTGGCAAACCATTTGCTCCTGGAGGTCCTGGAGGTCCTTGAGGGCCAACACCACCTGCGCCACCTAACTGTATTTCAAGATCTTTAAAACTAATTGCTGTATCTTGATATACAGATCTGTTAGTAACATCTCTTGTACCAACAGGTATCATATCAGTATCAGCAAGTTGACTCTTAAGTCTACCTTTTTTAATAATGTTAAAGAAGTTACTAATATTTCTTAATGACATAATTTATTTTTTAAAAGTCTTTTAACTCATATGTAATATCAAATACCACATCGCTATCTCCTACTGTAGGTAAGCTTCCTATATTATCCCAATTTGCTGAAACAGCTTGGCCTACACCTTTAATTGCAGTACTCCAATATAAAAAAGCATCTGATGTATTTGTAGGTATTGCTATTGCCTGGTTAGGACCTGAAGGGGTTCCGCTAAGATCAGTCACACCTTTTTCTAGAAAAAGTCTATAATTTACACCCTGATCAAAAGCTACACTTCCACCTTTAAATTTCATAACAAGGCTATGTATTACATAATACTTTGTAGCAAGTGGAGCTGGAAGTATAGTTACACCAGCACCTGCTATAATATTAGCAGCTGTTAAGGTTGCTGTAGCAGTTAATAATGGAGACGCTGCAGGTGTAGGTACATTTAAAGTACTACCTACTAGAGTAGCTGCACCACTTCCTGTTGTAGTTAAAGTTAAAGCATCTTGTTTACCACTAAAAGTTGCAAAGTCTGTTGCTTTACAATAACCATCCGTTAAACCATCTGCTGCAGGTATGCCAATAGCAGGAGTTGTTCCTCCTGAAGATACACATGGTGCAATTGCTGTTACAGACGTAACTCCACCACCGACACCAGCATTTATTTCTTTTACTATTTCATTAAGATGCCCAAATTTAGCAGGAGACATATCTTCTCCTGAATTTAAAAATGGATCAGGTGATTGTGGTATAAACTTTTTCATCTTTTACTTGCTTTCTTTAACTTTTTTAATTGCAGCAGCTACAATATCACTGTTTATTTGTTCTCTTCTAACATTCATTTGAGCTGCATCGCGTGTAATGTTTGTAGCAAATATTGATATATCAGAAGGAGTAATGTATCTACATATTTCTGTAACTTTACCATCTTTACCTTTAACTTTTTCACACTCTTTCTTTACTTTAACTTTAAGTCTAGTATCTTGATAAAAAGTATTATCAGAAAAATCTGCTTCTAATTCTAAGTAACTAATTGTTACTCCTTCTTTTGGTTCTGGTTGTGAAAAGTCACCTTGCCACACTCCTTTTGAAAATTCTGCTTTTGATACAGCTTCTGTTCTTACTTCTGATCCTTTAGAATCAACTCCAATCCAGTTTCCTTTTAATGCAGCAACCATTCTTGGTAAAGGTGTTCCTGCGGTATTAAGTAATCTTACTATTGCCATTATTTCTTATTTAATATTTTAATATTTATGATACTGTTACTTCAACAGTTGCTCCTTGTTCTACAATAAATTTAAAGTCTATATTTAAATTACCGTCATAATCAGCATTATTTACACCCTGAACTCTCACCCAATTCTCTGTAAGTGGAGCTGAGTCATTATAAACTGTTAAGTAAAGTATTTGTATAAACTGAGATGCTCCACCTGCGCCATCTCCTACTAATGAAGCATCATTAGCTAATGGTGTTCTGTCAATAGTGTTTGCACCATCTCTTGCAGATACTAAACTGCTATCACTAATAATTTCAATTGCTCCACCTTTTGAAACGTTTACAGTTCCAAATTCATTAGTAGATACCCACTGAACTCCTGGTGATGCTGTATCACTTGCTTGAAGAGGTCCTTGAGCTTGATATCTCCAAACATCATAAGTGACACCATCTCTAACATAAGTTTCATTTGCACACTTTGTAGCTGAACAAGGCCAGTCATTTGTTGCACCTTCTACTAAAGTAGCTGTTGTTCTTAAACCTGCATCTTTAAGAAAAGCATCAATGCTTGTATTTAAATATTGCCAAAGCTGCGTTCTCTTAGACGCAAATTCTGTTAAGATACTAGATCTTTTTAATCCTGTTGCCATTTGTTTTCCTTTTTTAAATAAATATACAGTTATAATATAATAAAAATTATTGATATAAAAAAGCCCCTAGTAGAAAACTAAGGGCTATAAAACAATACCTTGGCGAAAAATGGATTAAAGTATTGTTTTCGTAATCATTTAAAATAAATAGTGATATAATCCGAATATAATACTACTACTTACAAGATATCCAATAAACCCATACGTTCTTGCTTGGTTATCTCGAACTCTTCTTTTTGTTACTGGATCTACTATATCTTGCATAAGAGCATGAGATAATATTGCTAATAGTATAGCACACGATAATCCAAATAAGGTAATTAATATTTTTATAATCATAACGACTTTATTTCTTTTAATAATTTCTCGACATATAACGTAGCATCCATTAACTCCTCTTGTAAATGAGTTAACCATTGCTTCATAGTAAGGTCTTTTCTATCTAAAGTCTTTCCATACTTTAGTTTACCTGTTTCAGATCTTTCCTGATACTTCTCAAGTACAGATTCTACTATACTATCTTCTTCAACTGGCGGAAGTGGGACAACACCATCACTCATATTACCATATACAGAGTTACCATGCATCTCCTTATACCAATCTTTAGCTGATTCTTTTATTGCCATATCATTACAATATCATGTACCAATACCATCATCTTGATACTTCCGTCCATATCTATAATCTCAGCACTATGAAGGGCGCCAGTACGGACATATACTTTATCCCCCACCTTTACATCATTAACTTCTTCCCCCACTGCAAAGACATTAAGATGAGTCCACTCCTTCATCATATCCTTCTCTATAGCCTTCTCATCATCCTCAGACAGGATAAGATCAAGTTTGTTCTCTTCTTTTTTTTTCTCAGGCTTGTCTATCAAGACCTTATTTCCTCTTAAAATAAATTTACTCATGATTGTGTTGGTTTTAGACAAATATAATAAAATTTATTTAACGGTAGTAGAAATACTCCATGTAAGAGGTAGTAGTGGATCCTATGCTGGCTGACCCCACCACTGTACTGAGTTGGTGCACACCCCCTATCATTTTTAAAACAAAAAACTTTTTTTGCAAAAGTAATTCCTATTTTTTTTGACAGTGGGATAATGTGATACCTCTATGGATAGGTTGCTACTAAGATGTGGTATGTATTATATATATTATTTATATGTATTGTATATACTAATCATACTGAGTATCTATTATAACTTGGTATCTATTATATAAATTATTATTCTATATACCCATTACTACTACTACTACTTCTCCCTAGCCCGAATGTTTAAAGAGAACTTTAAACAAAAATAAAATGAAAACTATAGTTTTAATTGTATTCAAAGCCCTGCTTGATGCAGGCATGGTTGCCCCACAAGGTGACAACGAAGGTAGGCCTCTTTATTGCTTATACCCTGAACCAGGTATAGCAATAGAATATGCCTACAAAGGAGAAATACTCCAATGGATTTCCACAGGCTTTAGCGAGTGGAAATACAATGAAGATTTCCCTGATACATACACAGGTGATGTATTAACAAAGGCTGAATAAGCCTTTTTTTTCTTTCCCTTCTTCTACTAGCCTTAATATTCAATTGATAAATCAATATTCACTTAAATTTCAATTATCATGGATAATCAAAATTCAACCTTTTACGCCACTTTTTACAAAACTACCGTAAGTGGCAAGCACATCTTCAAAGTCCACGGGACTGATGATGAACTTGATCAATACACTTCTTCCATTCTAAAGAAAGGCAGAACTGTATCCTATTTAACCCAGAATGACCAAGTCACTCCTGTGTTAAACAGTGATGGACAGAAAGTTCCTTTGCACTTCTCATTGGATAAACCAATAAGCAGATTGCTAAATGAACGTTTCCCTATGTTGGAAACCCAAGTGGGTATCAACAAAGGGTCCATCAATCCTGACCTTAGATTGGTCAAATTCGTTAATGATGCCATTAAAGAATATGGACCATCTAATCTAGACTTCTGCATATCAGAGGCAAGGACAAGCCTTGCTCATGCTATTGCACAAGACTATCAGGATTCAGATGAAGTAGCTGAAGCAACATCATCTGTAGCTGAAGAACCTTCCGTTGATGCTGCAAGCATTGCACAGAAGATTGCATCAGCTGCAAAGAAGAAGACAAAGTCTTAATCTTTGAGAAAAGAACCAAGAGATCCCTTTGGGGCTCTTGGCTTTTCTTTTTCTTTTCCCTTTTTTTGCTAACCATCAACTTACGTTGATGTCATTGGCAAGCCAAATGCAAAAGCAATACTTGCTTTGCATGAATAATGTCAAGCTTTTAAAAGAAAACAAAGACACAAGGATCAAAGTAGTACGCATATTTGGAATTAGTAAGCAGAAATTGAATTTTGTTTTTGTTTTTGCGGAAATACTTGTGTGTTTTAATCTTTATAAGATAGTACAACATCTATGTATATCATTGGTAGTAAGTGTATATTATTATTTATTAATAGTATATAGTATATATAATATTTTATATAGCTAACTTTGTTGTAAAACAGAGTGATGTTTACCTTATAGTATATTAGTACTCTCTCTATATAGAAGAAGAGCATCATAGTTTCCCGCATTTAGAAAATTAAGTCAGAGGGCAAGAGGCAGTCTAGCCTCTTTATTGTTTTATATTAGCGCAATTCGCTTTAAGCAATAAAGAGTTGATGGGTTGAGAGAGATGAATGATAATCCATTCCTTGATGAATAGCATAATGTATCTGCAGTATGTTATGTTTGACTCAAGTTACCCGAATACGATTCTGTTGACTTTGACTTTCTTAATCAGGTTAGTGAGACTGTTTGTCCATCAATCTTATAAATAGATTACACTTAGTAATCAGACCTGATATTTTATTTATTCACTTAAACCACTATTATGAACAAAGAACTTAAAATTAGTTTGATCGTATGGGGTAGCTTATTGTTCGTTAGCATGATTATCGCTAATGATTTTTATTTACCTTGTAAAATTATTAATTTTGTAAAGCAGTTATTATGACTAAAGAAGAAGCATTAACTAATACAAGAAAGAAATTCACTAATCTCTTGGATGGAGATATCCTTCCAGGAGTTAGTGTCGGTAAGATTATATCGTATTATGAAAGTCTTATTAAGAATGAGGAGCCTGATCGTAGTATGCCTATAGGAGGTATAGAGCGTAATTTCCGTGAAGAAGAAATTGAAGATGATCTATTTTATATGCGTAATGGTTTTACTAGAAGGTAATAGGAGTTTGCAGTTATCTCAGCGTAACAAAACTGCACACATTAAGAAATTGCCTGACACAGCAGGTAATAGAGGTTGTACAGTCCAAATTTACTCTTTAAAATCGCATGGGACTCTAAGCTGGTGGAACCCAGTCAGTGAAAATAGCACGAAACCTTGGGCATTTAGCTAATGTCTGTATGAGAATTAGGCCACTGAAAGTAAGGGGTAGTCTGTGATAAAACTACCCCTTTTTATTTATTTACTTAAAAACAAATTAAATTTTACTATGGTAGAAGAATCAACAGTGTATTACATATACATGAGAAATGGAAAGGAGTGTTTCACTTCCAATGAAGACCTTGCTCACAAAAGAGCAGATGAAGGCACAGAAATTAGATTAAAAACAATTAAAAACATCACTTAAAAATTAGAAATTATGATTGAAGATATGATTGAAGAAGTACAAGACCTACATTTGGCTGTACATCAAGAAGAAATAAGAGTAGAAGAAATAGAAAGCAAATATGATTGTAGGATTACTACATTAAATTTAAAAGGAATTAAAGCTCAATTGCTTTTATTACATCATCAGATGATGGTTCCACAGTATGGTCTCCCAAATTTTGAATTATGAAAGTAAGAAAAATACCAACATCAGCATTCGTCAAGATATTTGGCAGTGTTATGATTATTTTTATAGTAGTATTAATCGGATTATTAAGCTCAGGATGTAAATCAACTGCATCCTGTGAGGCTTATGGTCACAATAATATGGAATATGGGGACATATCAGAAGATGAAGCAAGCTGAAAAAGTAATACATGCATTAGAAAATGATTTAGAACATGATTTAAGCATGTCAAAGCATATTGAAAAAGCTACTTTAAATAGACTAAATAGCACAAGAAATAAATATCGTAGTTTAAAATACCAGTATAACGTTCAAACAGTAGCATTAATTGTAACTGTTATAGTAATACTATTTGCCATATTAGCAAGTATAGGAAACTCTCATATTTGTAGTTAAAGATTTTTTAAGTGGATACGGGCAAAGGTTGGAGATGTAATGTCTCCAGCCTTAAGCCTTTAAAAAACAAAATTATGCAAGTAAAGAAAATAGGTGTAAATATTACAGAAAAGGATATTGCAGCAATGATTAATAATATTTGTAAGACAGCACAAGATCTTGATAAATCAAATGATATTACAAATTTATTTACAGAACTTTTATTAAAGAGTACTGAAGCATCTACACTGTTTGTGCAAATTATGCTAGGTAATGGTTTACCAGAGGCATTATGTGAAGGAGATGTAGTCAGATGCAAATGGAAAAGACTTAAAGTGGGTCTATCAGATGCAGCTAAAACATTTGAAATGCTAGAGCAGAATAATCTGCTTAATGAAGATGATGAAGTCACTTGTAGGATAACAGCATTTAGAGGTTATACAGAATATTTCCCATATACTGTAGAATTTAAGTATGGAGATGATCTTTATGCTTCAGCAAGTATGGGATTTGAAGATGTATTAACCTAAACATATTATATTTTAGTCGAATATATGCTTGTAGCAAATGACAAGGGGAGAATCTTAAACTATTTTTCCCTTGTTAGCTATATAATGGCAATTTTTTATTGTTGGATAGCCAACATGTCAAAATTTATTGCGTAATTAGTATATGAATTATCAGTTACCTAATGGAAAAGTTATCTATATCTCTATAGAAGAGTACTTGTCCTTGACTGATGAAGATATCCAGCATCTTATCGCACTAGACTATGGTGATACAGTAAATAATCCCTTCAGTGGATCAGCTGTAGACACAAAAGGTAAAATGGAACCAACAGAACCTAGAGAGTTTTTAGACACAGGTGATGATGGTGAAAGTTTTCCTGACATAAACATATCCGATTTATCTTAATGTAAATAGACTTAATAAAGTCCACTTACCTGTATTTGAGCAAGTACAGGTATAGTATTGTGCTCACAAAATCAATTATTTAATTTTTTAAAATTATATTATGAATTCAAAAGTAGTAGTATTAGCAGATGAAAAAACAAAAGCAGTTATTAACGTTAATGAAAACAAGCCAGAGTATGGTTATGTTAGAGTTGCACAATCAAGAGTTGTGACAGGCGCAAATGGATGGCTTGACGTTAAAAGAGTTACTGCATTAGTACCAGGTGAAATGGTTAAACTAACAGAAGCAGGTTTCTATGAGGGACAAGAGCTTCCTGGTAAGATTCGTACACAAGAATCTTTAGAGCCATTTTCAGATGTAAATGTTGAAAAGCAAATGAAGAGAGCAGGTGGTGAAAATGCACCAGTATGTACTCTTATGGGTAAACCAATTTATCAGCAAAGAACTTGGACTGTAGATGCAAATCTAGAGGATGAGTTAATTGCACATGATAATAAGGATGAAATCCGTGCATATAATGCAAATAAAACAAGTGCTGTTACACAGCCAAATGAAGACTTTTCTATCGGAGGGTAGAAATTTTAATGGTTAGTAAATCGAGAAAAGGGGGTTGTTGACATAAGCCCCCTTTTTTTATGTTATGAATTTAATAAAAAACAAGTTGTATATGAGTTCGACTAAAAAACAAAAATTTGAGTACTCTGGAAAGTTAGAAGAGTATCAGTTGTATAAGAAAAATACTTATACTAAATATGAAACAGATCAATATTCACAGTATCAAAACTTTCTGTATAAGAGAGCACTGTATGGTCTGAAGTCTTTACCTACTGCAGAAGTAGAAAAGATGAGTAAGCAAAAGAAAATAAGAATCCAAAGAGTTAATAGAAGAGCACAACGTGTTCTTAATGAGGCAAAACAAAGAAAAGTAATAGCAATTACTAATAAAATGTTTGCTAAATGGTTTCCTGATACAAAATTTACTAAGTTTATGCTTGGTAATACGGATACAGATTTCAAAGTTAGAAATACTTTAAATTTTAAAGATTTAAATATTGATAAGCATGAAATAATTCGTATATTTATTGAAGAAGGAATCTTGAGTTCAAACTTTTTAAGTTTAACTAGAGATCCTAATCAATTGCCTAGACTTAAAAATGTTTAATGAAACCAAAGTTAAAAGAATGTGATGGTTGTCAAAAGATGACTGTCATATGGAAGAATCATGAGGGTAATAGATACTGTAAATATTGCTGGAGTTGCCACAAAAGCAGTACTAACAAGTCACAGAAACCAAACGCTTCTATTATCCCTCGTGTTTCTGCTAAAAGAAAGAAGAAAGATGCTGAGTATCTTAAGTTAAGAGAAAGGTATCTTAATGACAATTCCACATGTAAAGTTAAAGTTCAAGGATGCAGTAGTTCTGCTACTGATATCCACCATACATATGCAGGTAGTAACCGTGATACTTACTATTTAATTCAAAGTACATGGATTCCTGTCTGCAGGAATTGTCATAATTGGATACATGATAATCCAAAAAAGGCAAGAATTATGAAATATTTAAAATAATTTTATGAGACAATTTAGAGCTGACAATAGAACTACAGTCTTTTTTAATTATACTAAACTGTATAATTCTACAGCTGGTGCTCATTTTATTGAAGTTAGACCAGGTGTAAAGTTTTGGATACCTAAAGCATGGATAACTAACTTTAATAGAAAGAAGAAAAGAATAGAAGTTAAAGGTTATTGGGCAGATGAAATAAAATTAAAATTAAAAGGTACAGTAAAATGATACATCAAAAACAAGAGTTTAATACAGATTACCCAAAAGCAAAAGATGCAGCTGAAGATTTAATTGCAAAACATTTAAAGTTTGATTCACCTTCTAAAAATGTAATAGGAGAAAAATTAGAGCATAGGGAAGCATTGCAAGCAGCAATTGTGACAGTTAAAGAATTGGCAAGAGAGACTGCAAAGTCTCATTGGTATAAAGTATTAACATATTTAGAAGATAAACAAAAAATAAGATATGGTAGATAGAGATAAAGTGCAAGCTGAAGCTCTTAAGAAAACTATAGGTATTAACAGATGCGGTTTAGGATTGGCCACAGGTGTTGGTAAGACACTTGTAGCATTAAATCACTTAGAGAATAATTATTCTCCGATGTTAAACATACTTGTGGTTGCACCAAAGCTATCAATTTTTGATAGTTGGAGAGCAGAAGCCCTTAAATTTGATAAGCAAAAGTTATTAACAAAAGCTACATTCACAACTTACTTAAGCTTAAATAAGAAAAATCCAAAAGATTTTGATATTGTATATCTAGACGAATGCCATAGTTTGTTAGATTCTCATAGAGAGTTTCTAAATGAGTATAATGGTAAGATTCTGGGTCTTACAGGTACACCACCTAAATATCACAAGTCTGAAAAAGGTAGATTGGTAGATGAATTCTGTCCAATAGTATATGAATTTGTTACTGATAGTGCTGTAAATAATAATATTCTTAATGATTACCAGATACTTGTACATGAACTTGAATTAAGTACAAAAAATAATTATCTAGTAGAAATGAAGAATAAAAGTTTTAAAACTTCAGAGCAAAAGAATTATGGTTATTGGTGTAATAGGATCGATACTGGTGCAGGATCTATGCATATGCTACGTATAATGCGAATGAAGGCTATGAAAGAGTATCCGAGCAAGGAGCAATATGCTAAATTACTATTTACTAGTATAAAAGATAAGTGTATAATGTTTGCTAATACTCAAGAACAAGCTGATAGACTTTGTGAGTATAGCTATCATAGTAATAACATAGACTCAGAAGCAAATCTTGAATTATTTAAAGAAGGTACTATAAATAAATTATCTTCTGTAATGCAGTTAAATGAGGGTGTAAACATTCCAAATCTTAGACAAGGGATTATTATGCATGCATATGGTAATGAAAGAAAGTCTGCTCAGAGGATAGGAAGGTTACTAAGGCTTAATCCAGATGAAAAAGCTATAGTACATATATTATGTTATAAACATACTGTAGATGAAAAATGGGTCAAGACAGCTTTAGAAGGTCTAGATAGTTCTAAAATAGAATGGAAGAATTACAACGTTAACCTGGGTTAGATACCTAATATCTGCCCAAAAATTAGTATATTATTATATGGGTAAATATAAAACACATAAGGTTACTTTGTATAATGATGACGTATTGAGTTTTCAATATGTTGTTGGATGCTTAATAGAAATATGTAAACATACGCCTATTCAAGCAGAGCAATGTGCTCTTATTGCACATGAAAAAGGTCAAATAGATATTGCATCTGGATCTTTTGATAAAATGTATGAGATTTTAGAAACTTTAGATCACGTAAACATTGAAGCAAGTTTAGAAGAATATGAAAGCAATTTGTATAGATAGCAGTAATAAACCAGACGGTATTTCAGAAGAAGAATGGATTGAAGAAGGTGTAGTTTACACTATTACAGAAGTAGTTGAGTTAGCTTTACAAGATGGTAATTTAGGTATTGCTCTTGAAGAAGTTAAGTTAACTCAAGCTTCTGCACCATATAAATATTATGCAATTGAAAGATTTTTACTTGTACCTGAGGATTCTATGATTAAGTTTAAAGAACGTGCAGAGAGTTATGATGAGAGAATTGAAGAAGAAATAAAAAAAGCTGTAGAGGTTTATGCAGATGATGCTGATTTATCTACCTTAGCTTAAATAACAATTAATTTATGGGAGAAAGAATCTTTGAGGGATCAATGATTCTGCTAGTATTATACTTTATAGTGTCGCAATGTGCAGCACTATATTTTTGGTATCTATTTGCGCAGAATCATGAGTTCATTACAACATTATTTATCGGGCCATTTGTAGGAGAATTTAAGGGTCTACTGTGGCCATTTTTTATTTAAAAACATGAAATATTTTACAGAAAAAGAAGTACTATTGGAAATAAAACATTTATTACCACCAGTAACTACTAGAGAAAGAGCCTATATTGATAAGAGAAACTATATCATAGCTCTTTTATTTTATAAGTTTGATTATACTGAGAAAGAGATTTCTGATATATTTAAGCTAACCACATTTAGATTAAGTAGGCCATCTGTTTCTATTGCTAAAAGACAAGCTGGGATGTACATAAAAGAAAATGATGCTAGGTTTCTTAGAAACATAGGAGATTTATATAAAAAGTTTCCATATGATGTTCCAGAAACTATAGTAAATGGCATTGATGCACATCTTAATACACCAATATCATTAAAGTGTAATAAAAGACTTGAGGTGTATTCTAGAAAATATAGTATTACTAAAAATCAAGCGGTAAGAAAACTGTTAGAGGCAGGTCTTAAAATTGATGAGAGTGGTTATAAAGTAAAATTAGTAAGATCATAACTATGGGACATATGAAAAACTTATATATAGACATATGTAATGCAAATGATGGAGAATTACCTCCTGAGATAACATCAAGCGATGTGTTAAGAATGTACAAATTAAAAATATATAATTGGGATGAGTACAACAAGGCAATTGCGGAGGCAGATTATAATACAAAAGATCTCACAAAATTTGACTGGGAGACAGACAAGAGAAAAAATCAAAAAGAAGAAGAAGCTTTTTAGAATAAACAATGAATGCGGAAATTAAGCATCAAAATACTAAAACCCTAGTTACCAAAGACAATAACAATAGTGCAAACTGCATAGCCCCTAACCTAGTATACGGTTGCTTTGGAGGTTGTGTAGATACCTATTGTTATATGTCAAGGTATAATGGTCATAGAGTATTTGTAAACGAAAATGTAGATGATATATTTAATTCTGTTG